TCTAGCAACATAAGTGGCAGCGGATCTGGATACTCTATAGCATGTAATCAAACTGGGTCTTACTATGGGTGCTCTACACCTTGTGTATGCGATAGCGCTTCTGATAGCGCCTGCGGTGCTTGGTCTGCGTGGAGTGCTTGTTCTGCTAACAATACAAGAACTCGCACAAGAACTTGCCCTGCTGGAAACCCTTGCGTTACAACACAAACTGAGGATTGCTGGTACTGTACAACAAGTGTTAATATGAACTGTGCTGGGTGTTCTCAATCTATTCAGTCTAGCAACATAAGTGGTGGAGGATCTGGATACTCAACAGCATGCAGTCAATCTGGATATCCAGGATGCGGAACACCTTGTGTATGCGTTGCAAGTGAGTGTGGGGCATGGTCTGATTGGAGCGCTTGTTCTGGTGGCACAAGAACTAGAACTAGAACTTGTCCTTCAGGAAATGTTTGTACAACATCTGAAACTGAAGCATGTAGTACATGGTACTGTACAACTAGTGTTAACTGGAACTGCGCTGGTTGCTCACAATCAATAGAGGCATCTAACATAAGTGGCAGCGGATCTGGATACTCAACAGCATGTAGTACTTCTGGATATCCAGCATGCGGAACACCTTGCGGTTGCGATGCAACACAAGCAGCTGGATGCACAGCGTGGTCTGCTTGGAGTACTTGCGTTGATTCATCTCAATCAAGAACAAGAACTTGTCCTTCTGGAAACCCTTGCGTAACTTCAGAAACTCGAACATGTGTAGTTGGACCATTCTTCCCAAGCTTTAAGGGTAGTCCGTTCTTCCCACCGTTCTTCCCACCGTTCTTCCCACCGTTCTTCCCACCGTTCTTCCCATTCTTCCCACCGTTCTTCCCATTCTTCCCACCGTTCTTCCCATTCTTCCCACCGTTCTTCCCATTCTTCCCACCGTTCTTCCCACCGTTCTTCCCACCGTTCTTCCCAAGCTTCAAGGGCGGTCCATTCTTCCCACCGTTCTTCCCACCGTTCTTCCCACCAACCTTTGGAGTAACTCCTCCATATTTCCGAGGAAGATGGTATTGACAATATCGCTAAAAATGATAGAATATAGTAACTCGAAAGGTAATAAATGAATAAATTAGATCTGGGTGGAAGCACCTATATGGTTTTAATTGAAGGAGAGTTTGCTGGTTGGTTTAATATACCTACTGGAACACAAGAAACATTTCTTCTTAGATCAGCACTAGCAAGCAATCCAACAATTATTGATATGGAAGATTTATCATTAGATATTGATGATTTACCAATACCTGCACAAGGATATTTATGGAATGGCCAAAGCTTTGAAAAGAGAGAAGAAATTGGCTAGCAAGTGGCAGCAGATGAAAAATCTAGTAAATTCAGACGGGGTAAAACCATGGGATTTTCTAGATCCAAATACAGAATATGCAGATAAAGATTTAGCTAATGAAAGATATTCTATATGCCTAGAATGTCCTCTTTTTAATCAGACAACTAAAACATGTTCTGAATGTGGCTGCTTTATGGCAGCTAAAACAAAGCTTCAATTAGCCTCTTGCCCTGTAGGCAAGTGGTAATGGTATAATAATATAATACACATGGAGGTATAAAATGTCAGATTATCAATTAACAAATGAAGAAAAAGCAACTGTTATTACTACTCACCTAAGAAATTTATCTTACACAAAGTATAATACAGACCTTTCAATCATAGAAGAAGAGTCTTTGTCGACACCTTCTGCAGAATCTTTAACTCAATTGAGAGCGCAGCTTGCTTCAATTAATACAAAGATAGCTGCCCTTGAAGCAGAACTACTTTTAGTTAGCTAAGGACAAAAGTGCAAAGTAAAGAAGAACTTATTATAACAGCTATGCAAGAAAGAATCGGTCAGCTTGCTGCTAATTATGAATTGCAAATTGCTATGCTTAGAGCAGAGCTTACGGTAATGTCTAATGATCAAGTTGAAAAGAAGCAGGCATTGCAAGATTACTCTAATGAAATTCAGTCTAAGCTGGAGGAAATATAATTGACGGTAACATTTCAAGATGGCGAGCCAGTAGATCCAAAAAAACTTCAGGACCTTCAGACTCAAATAGATCAAATAAAACTTCAGTCTGATGAGTCTTATAATTTAAGTACTACTACAGCAAACAGCGTAACTCAGCTTGCTGTAATGCACCTTAAAGCTGGTCTTGTAACTTTTGAAAATGGATTAACTGGCGGTAAAGTTAATACAATTGAAATAGAACTTGGATGGGGAGCAGACTACGAGCTAGCATATGTGGTTGCAACACCAAGAATACAGGATCCAAAGACAAATAATATTAGATGGTCTTTGTCTGGAAATAGAGATGCTACTAAACTAAATGTTTATGCTGAAAAAACGATATCAGGCGCAATTACCTTTCATTGGATAAGCGCTGGCAAAAAAATAGTTACCGCACCATAACATTCCTATTGACACACTAGTTTAATATGTTACAATTACTATAACATTAAGCCACGATATCGTGGCTTTTATATATATTAAGGGTTTTAATGAGCAACGATTTAAAGTGGATGATTTCATCCGACCAACAGTTTCCGTATCAAGATGATAAGATGATCGCGCTGTGGTTTAAGGTAATGAAGTGGTTTAAGCCAGACGTCGTTGACTACCTTGGTGATACAGATGATCAGGCTTGCTATAGCAAGTACACAGAAGGAAGATCAGCAGAATTTTTGAATCTTCATAAGACTGACAGCAGAGATCTTATTGTACCTATGATGCGACATGAAGCAAAAGGCGCTAGAGATTTTTACACAAAGACACGAGAGATGCTTCCAGAAGCTCAACTTTTTTCGGCATTAGGAAACCACGATGTTAGAATTTTTAACTATGTAGATGCAAAGCTGCCTGACTATATTAATGAAGTTACTCCAGAAGCACTATGGGGATTAGATTCACTAGGCTACGAATATATTCATTATAATGAATTACCTAAACGTCGATTTGGAGACATACATGTACACCATGGGCTTTCAATTGCATCAACTGGATCTGTACGAAAAGATATGGAAGACTTGCAGGTATCTTTAATTAGAGGACACTCCCATAGAATTGCCTCACACCTTGTAACATATGAATTAAGAAATGGTGGAGAAGGAGAAACTCTTCGTGGATATGAGCTTGGGCATATGTGTGATGAAAAAGGACCAGGTATGAAGTATATGCAGCATCATGATTGGCAAAAAGGTTTTGCTATTGCACATATTGTAAATGACTATCCTCATATTCAGATGATTCATGTGGCACCAGATTACTCATGTGTTGTTGATGGGAAGCTATTTACACTATGATGAAATGTAATAAGTGCCAAGGAAGAGTTTTTGTAGATAGAGTGTTTTCACAAAAACTACACGTAGAACTTTTCTGCATGATGTGCGGTAAAAGATGGATGATTAATAAGGATACGAGTGCCCTAGGCAAATGGATAGAAAAAAGAGAAAACAGTCAGCTAAAAGCATTCGGTATTTCTTCTTAAATAATAAGATACATAAAGTATTAAGTCATTCAAGATCTAAAGACCAGATGGTTGCTTGGTGCTACCCAGATAAAAAAAGATTGCTTTATTCTTATTCTCAAGTCTTAAAAACTATGGAGAATGCTTATTCAACTAGTCAGGTAGCTCAGATGCTTGGCAAGCATAAGGTTACTATAGAAGATTATATTTTGGACGGGAAGATAAGGTATCCTCAAAAGGTATATCCAATAGGTAATCCAGATAGCACATGGTATAAGTTTATGTATAGTGAATCGGACATTATGGACATTCATGAGTTTATATTAGAATCAGGGTATTCTAATAATATGCCTTCAAGAAATGAGATGAGGGCTCTTCTCAAACACAACACTATATTGTATACTAAGACCAATGAAGGAAAGTTTGTCCCAGTTTGGAAGGCGGAGTAATGTCAAGCAGGGTTGTAATTTGTGACATTTGTAAAAAAGAAGTAGAGGTACGTTGGGGCATATTTGCTCATGACACTTTGAATAGACATAGAAAGGCGGCACATAATGGATAGAGGAACTCAAGTTAGAGTTGATTTATCTTTTACAAGGAACCTTGGAAACTTTGAAAGTATTAAAATCGGTATTGGTGTTGACGATTTTGTCAGAGATGGCGAAAGCGTAGATGCAGCAACAGATCGAGTTTATAAGTTTGTTGAAGACAAGCTAATTCAAAAGACTCAAGAAGTAGAAGAGGAATTACGTGGCAGTAAATAAAGAACCCTACATTCTTCTTTCTCTTTATTCTAATTTATATGAGGGCATGTACAACACAAAGCCAACAATAAATAGATACAAAGAAAAGTGGGCTATGCAAGATGTTCTTGATAGCATAGGGTTTGAGCGTTCTAAGAACGTTCTTGAATATTATTTTGAGACTGGCAAGAATAGGCATCCTCTTAATTTCTTTTACAACAATTTTGAAAGAATAGAAGATATGATGATGCAGATTAAAGAAGATAAAGCTAACAGAAGCCGTCTGTTGCAGGAAACAAAAAAGATGATTGAAGGTAACAAATGAATACAGAAGCCGAGCTAATCTCAGCAGTATGTAAGAACAAAGACATCAGCGCTATCCTTGCGGATAACTCAGATGATCTATTTGTTTCACATAAAGATATTTGGGAAGGCCTTAAATCATATTACTATAAGTTTAGAGCAGTCCCAGAAGTAACTATCCTTCAAGATAAATTTAAAGACTTCGAGCCAGTTGAAACTAAAGGAGAGACTGGATACTATTTAGACAAACTTAAAAATGAATTTGTTGGCAACAAGCTTAAGGGTATTCTTTTGCAGGCAGGCTCATCTTTGAAAGACGATGCCCCTTCTAGAGTGCTAGGTACAATGCAGTCACAGTTAGCAAACTTAAGCAGATATACAAATAACGTAAAAGATTTAGACATAACAGATTTAGATTCAGCAGAAAGACACTACGAGTCAGTAAGAACTCGATCATTGGCAATGGGTGGTAGCCCAGGAATCCTAACTGGATTTGAAGCAATTGATAAAGCTTACCCAACAGGAATGGCTCCAGGACACCTTATCGTTGCTATCGGATGGCCAGGACGTGGTAAGACATGGTTTACATCTTACTTGGCATGCAAGGCGTGGGAGCAAGGCTTCAAGCCTATGATTGTTTCTCTTGAAATGGCACCAGAGAATATGAGAGATAGAATTTATACCATGCTTGGCTCTGGATTATTTAGAGCAAGCGACCTTTCAAAAGGTGATATTAACATTGATGATTTTAAAACTTGGGGAAAGAAAAAGACTGAGGGAAAGAATAGTTTTATCCTTGTTTCCAATGAAGGAGCAGGAGAAGTAACTCCAGCAACAATTCAAGGAAAGATTGATCAGCATAAACCAGACTTAGTCATTTTAGATTATCATCAACTATTTAATGATAACAAGCGAAGCAATTCTGAAGTTGAACGAAATAGAAATATCTCAAGAGACTTTAAGCTATTAGCTGTTACAAACGGAATTCCAATTATTGATATTACTGCTGCAACAGCAGATGATATATCAGATCAAAAGCAACCTCCTATGATGAGCCAAGTTGCATGGTCAAAAGCAATTGAGTATGATGCTGATATGGCTATTGCTATTCACAAGCATGCTAACACTGATTTGATTGAGGTGGTGTCAAGAAAGAATAGGCACGGGCATGACTTTAGATTCTTCCTTGATTGGGATATTAACAGAGGTATTATTACTCCAATCTATGAAGACCTTCCCGAGCTGAGTAATGACTCATCAAAACATTAAAAGGTTTCAAATACAAGTTGAGTTTCTAGACGATTCAGATATGATTAAGATCAAGAAACAGTATGAAAATTTACTTGTAGATCAAATGAGAGACACTGGATACACCAGAGTCCTTGACATTGACCCATCTTTTTCGGTAGAATTTGATGGTGAAACGTGGAGATTCTTAATGACTATCCACGGAGTTTATGTAGGAAAGAAGAAGTCATGGCAATTAGAGGGTATAACTCAAGGCAAGTTAATAGCTCGGAGTATACCCCTGCCCACATCAAGTCAATAATACAAAGCCTTGGAATAGATATGGTTGGGGAAACATCAAATGACTACCTTGCGTACTGCCCATTTCATTCCAATAGACACACATCAAGCTTTAGCATAAGCAAAACAAAAGGAGCATACTTATGCTTCAACCCCTCTTGCGGAGAGGCTGGAACATTAAGTGATCTTGTAAAAAAGATTTTAAACAAAAACGAGTTTCAGTCTTTGAGGTTTATTGAATCAAAACAATCCGAAGCTCTAGAACATTTTGACGAGTCCCTTAAGGATATGCTTGAAGATAAACCAGACTTTATAGAGTTTTCAGAAGATACATTAAAGAGTTTATATAATGGATTGGTTAAAAGCGATAAAGCAAAAGAGTATTTAAAGTCACGTGGTATTAATTTAGAATCAATGGCATATTTTTCATTAGGTTATTCTGAAAATATGGACATGATAACTGTTCCAGTCCATAGTCCAGATGGAACTCCAGTTGGTGTTGTTGGCCGATCTATATCTGATAAAAGATTTAAGAATAGTAAAGACCTGCCAAGAAGTAAAACAATGTTTAATATTCATCGTGCTAAAAAAATTGGTGACAAGGTAATAGTCGTGGAGTCAAGTTTTGATGCAATTCGTGTGCATCAGGCTGGGTTTCCAAATGTAGTTGCCACACTTGGAGGTCATATATCTGGAGACAATTTAAAACTGCTAAACAGATATTTTAATACAGTTATTATAATGACGGATTCTGATAAGGCGGGAAGAGACTTAGGCTCAGCTATTGCTTATAAACTAAGTAATAAAAACATCTTGTGGGCATCGCATTCTTATGGTAGAATATATCCAGAGGGTGTAAAAGATGCAGGTGATATGTCAGATGAAGACATTAAAGCCTGTATAACAAATGCCATATCTAATTTTGAATACAGGCTATAAAAATAATATAAGTGGTTACAAACGGATATATACCGTTACATACATAAGGAGAATAAAATGGGAATAGTAAAAGGTTTGTCAGGAATGACAAAAGCAATGGACAAGGTTACATATACTAGTTCAGAAGATAGCAAGGCAAAGTGGTTAAAGATTGAAGACGGAGAAGCAGTAAAGATTCGCTTCTTGCAAGAGCTTGATCCAGATTCACCAAACTATAATGAAAAAATGGGTTGCGGATTTTTTGCAATTGAACACACAAACCCTAAAGATTATCGCCGTAAGGCATTAGACACAATGGAAGACGAAGGCCGTGACTGGGCTCAAGAACAGCATCGCAAGGATCCAAAAGCTGGATGGGGTGCAAGAAAGCGTCTTTATATAAACGTGCTAGTTGATGATGGAAAGACTGAGCCATACGTTGCCATTCTTTCTCAGGGTGTAAGCGGAAAAACAATTACACCAACACTAATTGAATACGCAAATGAAATGGGAAGCATCTCAAATCTAATGTGGAGAGTAAAGCGTAGCGGTCTTAAAACAGATACAAGCTATACAATCATTCCTTTGGCTAAAGATGAAAAGCCATTTGATTTCTCTTCTGTGGAGCTGTTTGATTTAGAAAAGACAGCAGTTCGTAGCGTTCCATACGCAGAGCAGGAAGCTTTTTATAATGGAGAATCATCTCCAGAAGAACGAGAATCATCTTCAACCAGTAGCAGCGTAGACTGGTAACAGAGAGTATAGGCGGAGAATTAAGTTGAACTTCACACATTTGCATGTGCATTCTTTCTATTCATTAATGGATGGGCTTAATTCTCCTGCCGAACTCGTAAAGGCTGCAAAAGAAGCTGGACAGACCGCCTTAGCTATTACTGACCACGGAACATTATCTTCACACCGTGATATGCAAATTGCATGTAAGGAGCAAGGCATTAAGCCAATTCTTGGAGTGGAAGCATACATTTCGCCAACAGATAGATTCGATAGGTCTTCAAAAACCGATAAGTCTATTCAAGCTTACAATCACATTATTCTTTTGGCTAAAAATAAAAAAGGTTTAGAGAACATAAACACGCTACAAGAACTTGCTTGGACAGAAGGGTTCTATCATAAGCCAAGAATTGATAGAGAGGTATTGAAAGAATATGCAGAAGGTATTATTGTATTGTCTGGCTGCCTTAACGGACTTATTAGTAAAGCTATTGAACGCCAGGAATTCTCAGAAGCAAAACTTGTACTTCAAGATTTTAAGAAAACTTTTGGTAAAGACTTTTATATTGAGGTCCAATCTCATAATCCAAAAGAAATCAACTCAAAGCTTTTGGAGTTGGCTGATGAACTCAAGATAAAGGCGGTGGCAACAGGAGATGCTCACTTTGCTAAAGAAGAAGATAGAGTTTTAGAAGAAGCAATGCTTATTCTATCAACATCTCCTAAATCAGATAAAGATGCAGACTTTGAAATGTCTAGGCAAATGCCAGACATGATGGATAGATTTAATTATTTATATCCAGACCGTAGAATATCATTCCAAGACTATAATCTATTTATTCAAAGCAGGTCTGAAATTGAAGCGGACTTTAATAAAGCAGGCATTACTCGTACAGATATATATGATAATACAATGGAAATTGCTGATAAGATTGATGAGTATGACTTTCATAGCGGATTAGATCTGCTACCTATCCCAAAGACCAATGCTGACAAGAAGCTGTCTGATATGGCCTTAGAAGGCCTTAAAAGACTATCCCTAGACAAAGATCAGGTCTACTTGGATAGAATTGCAGAAGAGTTATCTATAATTAAAGATAAGGCATTTGCTTCATATTTCTTAGTTGTAGCAGATATGATTACATGGGCTAAGTCAAATAATATTATGGTTGGTCCAGGACGTGGTTCTGCAGCTGGCTCATTGGTCTGCTATGCTCTTGGAATTACAGATGTAGATCCAATTAAGTATGACCTACTGTTTTTCCGATTTATTAACCCAGAGCGTAATGACTTTCCAGATATTGATACTGACTTTGAAGACCGTCGTCGTAAAGAAGTTAAAGATTATTTAAAGAAGAAGTTTAAGCACGTTGCTTCTATTTCCACATACACCTACTTTAAAGATAAGGGTGTAATTAGAGATGCTGCTAGAGTATTTATGGTTCCTCTTTCAGATGTTAACCGCGCAATGAAATCAATTGACACCTTTGAAGATTTTATGGATTCCCCAAATACAAAAGAGTTTAGAGCAAAGTATCCAGAAGTAACTTGGCTTGCAGAAAGACTTCGTGGAAAGATCCGAAGCGTTGGAGTTCACGCCGCTGGTGTTGTTGTAGCAAAAGATGATTTGAGAAAGTATGCACCAATAGAATCCAGAGCAGACGCAAATGACGATGTATCTGGAAGAATTCCAGTCGTGGCATACGATATGGATACGGTTGCAGATATAGGTCTTATTAAGCTAGATGCCCTAGGTCTTAAGACTTTATCTGTGATCTCTGATACATTAAAGTCAATTAAAGATAGATACAATAAAGATATAAATCTTTACGATATTGCTTTAGATGATGAGAATGTATACAAGATTTTTAATGATGGTTACACAAAGGGTATCTTCCAAGCTGAGGCAACTCCATACACTAACCTACTTATAAAAATGCGTGTGGATAAGTTTGAAGACTTGGCTGCATCAAATGCTTTGGTTAGACCAGGAGCTATGAATACAGTTGGAGCTTCTTACATTAAGCGTAAGCATGGTAATGAAGCGGTAAATTATATTCATCCAATCATGAAGCCGTTTACAGAAAATACATATGGAGTTATTATATATCAAGAGCAGGTTATGCAAGCATGCGTACACCTAGGAGGAATGACTTGGTCAGAGGCTGACAAAGTTAGAAAGGTTATTGGTAAAAAGCAAGATGCAAAAGAACTCAGTCCATTCAAAGATAAATTTATTCAAGGCGCTAAAAAGCATATCAGCGCAGAAGAAGCAGACAACCTCTGGAAAACATTTGAAGCTCACGCTGGATACTCATTCAATCGTAGTCACGCTGTCGCTTATTCTATGCTTTCTTATTATACCGCTTGGCTTAAGTGCTATTATCCTTTGGAATTTTTATTCTCGATCCTCAAAAACGAAGGAGACAAAGACGCCAGAACAGGTTATTTGATTGAAGCAAAAAGACTTGGCATTAAGGTAAAGCTCCCACACGTAAATGAATCTGATGTAAACTTTTCACTACAAAAAGATTCAATCAGATTTGGATTGGCAGAAGTTAAATTTATTTCAGACAGCATTGCAAATAAAATTATAGAAAAGAGACCATATGAAAACTACAAAGACTTTGTTGACAAGGCATCCAAGAAAGGTAGCGGCATTAACTCTAGGGCCATTGCTTCTCTTAACTCTATTGGGGGCGCTGCTTTTGATGATAACCCTAGAAGCGGTAAAGAAGCCGAGTCTTATTACGAATTTTTAGGTATACCGTCATTTAACCTATCTAACTTAGACCCAAAGATTAAAGCTCAAGCTAGACCAATTGACGAGTTTGAAGAGCTGGGTTCATTTGTAATGTTTGGGATGGCTAAGGCTATAAAGCGTGGCACTGGCTGGTCAAGAATTGAAATTGTTGATGAAAGCGGATCGGTAGGTTTGTTTGACGTAGAGCAAACAAAGATAGAAACAAACAAAATGTATTTTGTTCTTGTTGGTGACAATAGAATATCTAGGTATATAGAAGTTGATTTAATCAATAAAGATTCCGAAGATACTTTTGTTAAATACTTATACGCACAATCATATCCTATTGACGAAAATCAGAGGTTTGTGATAAGCTATACACCATATAAAACAAAAGCTGGCAAAACAATGGCACACCTAGTTATGTCAGATAAAGATAAAAATTTAAATAGAGCAATTGTATTTTCAAGCATGTACCCACTTTCGTTGGCAAAAATGCGAGAAGGAATGATATGCGAGCCAGTTCTAAAAACTTTAGAAGATGGAACACTTATGGTTAAGGAAGTAAAATGACAGATAATACAGAAGATGTATTTAAAACAATGAACGCATCTAGAGTTTTAGTTGCTATATTAAATAAAATTGGATCAATTGAGATACCAACAGAAGATTTTCTAAAGGCAAATAGCGAGGATACTCAGCTTTCTGTTACATACAATAACGAAAATTTATCGTTTGAGTTTAAACTAGAAGACAAAACAAGCCAATCTGATTACGAATTAGCAAACGAATAATCAAATGGACATTCAACTAGATGCTATTTTAGCAAAGCTAGACCCTAAAACAAGAGCTAGGGTTCAGTCTGCTGTAGACATACAAATACATAAGCAACCAACACCAAGCATCGGCCTAAACCTTGCACTAAATGGTGGGTTTGCTTATGGTAGACAGATACTTGTATGGGGAAACAAGTCTGCTGGAAAGTCTTCTTTCTGTTTGCAGATGATAGCATTAGCACAAAAAGAAGGAAAGACTTGTGCTTGGATAGATGCTGAGCACTCTTATGATCCTCAATGGGCAGAAAAGCTTGGGGTTAACTCAAAAGAGTTGATTTATTCACCAGCTAAAACTATTAACGATATGGTTGATGTTGCAACAAAACTTATGGAAGCAGGGGTAGACTTAATAGTAGTTGATTCTATTTCAGCATTGCTTCCAGCAATCTATTTTGAAAAAGACGGAAATGAAATGAAAGATTTGCAAGACACAAAGCAAATCGGCGCAGAAGCAAAGGATATGACCCACGCAGTCAAGATGTTAAATTATGCAAACAAAGACACATTACTTGTTCTCATCTCGCAACAACGAAATCAGTTTGGATCTATGCATGCTAGTCACATCCCAACAGGTGGCATGGCAGTTAAGTTCTTCTCTTCAACCGTCGTTAAGCTTTGGTCCTCAGAAGCTGAGGCTAATGCTATTAAGGCTGGCATTAAAGTTGGTGACAAGATTATTGAACAAAGAGTTGGCAGGCCAGTTAACTGGATTGTTGATTACAACAAGGTGGGCCCCCCAAATCTATCAGGACAATACGACTTTTACTACCAAGGGGAAGCTCTTGGTATAGATTATGTTGGAGAAACATTAGATGTTGCAGAGATGTGCGGAGCTATTGAAAAAGGCGGAGCTTGGTATACTATTAATAAAGAAAGAATTCAGGGACGTGCAAAAGCTGTACAGTACCTTCGTGATAACAAAGAAGTACTTGAAGATATAAAGAAAGAAATTGATGCCAAAAATTAATGAGTTTTTTACTTCTAAACCTGAAGTTAATCACAATAGCAACGTTAAAGTAATAGATCAGGAAAGGCCATGCAGTAAATGCAATCTGTCTTCTCCTTCTTATAATTTTGATGAAGTAAGTCTAGAAATGTACTGGAAATGCCCAGATGGGCATGAAACAAAGTACAAGCTAAACTGATGTCTGAAAGAGCAGAAGTAAAAAGAGATGGCGCCAATGCACAAAAAAATAGTGGCAGAGGCGCTTATCAAAAAGGTGATGCAAAATGGAAAAGCTTTGTAGTAGATTACAAGGAGTCTAAGTCATCATTTAATTTAAATAAAGATGTATGGGCTAAAATATGTACAGATACTTTTAAGGTAAGCAGGGATATGCATCCAGCACTTAAAATTATTATCGGTGAGGATTCCAAGGTTCGTCTTGGAATCATAGAGTGGTCAGTTCTAGAAGAGCTGATTGCATTTTGGGAGGAAAATAAAAATGGCTAATCCAATGATTACAATTGTAGGCAGAGTTGGTAGTGAACCAGAAACTGTAGGATCAAATGGTCTTCGTTTTAGGGTTGCAACAAATGATCGTGTTAAGAATGATACTACTGGAGAGTGGGAAGATAAGAACACTTCTTGGTGGACAATCAAAGCCTGGCGCACACTTGCAGAACAATCAAAAGCTGTAATTAAAAAAGGCATGGAAGTTATTATTGTAGGAAAGATTTACGAAGAAAGCTGGACAGATAAAGAAGGCGTAAAGAGAACATCTTATGAGATTAATGCTGATTCTATTTCTGTAACAGCGTATACTTTATCTAAAGATAAGGCACCAAACAATGATCAGTTCCCATCATATAAAACTTATGCAGAGATTCCTTTTTAATGGTATTATTTACCTATGGAATAATGATCGGCTTCGTACTCGGGTACGGAGTCGGTCTTCTGATGGATAGATGGGACAAAAAGATTAAAAATGACAGAGGATAAGAATACATTAGAGTTAATTAACTCTATAACTGAGTTCAACGATCTACATGAGTATATGAATGATGCTCAATTGGATAGAGCGTTATCTGTTATAGTAAAACTTTTATTGAATCCAGATGTTCCTGCCGCTAAAGCACCACAACTTATTATTGAGCTCCAGGCTATGTCTACTAAGTTTGCCATGATGGCATCTTACTATTCAACAATAGCAAAAGATAAGGCTGGAACAACAAACAATAATAAGAAGAATATATATTACTCAGCAAAGGAGTCTATAGACAAACTTGTAGATGCACTTAAGTATGTCGTTAGGTATAATTTGTAATGGGAAGAAATATAGTAAAGAACTTAAAGTTTAAAAAGCACACAGGTAAGTTCTTTGACCCAGAAGGCTTTGCAGAAATGCTTGATGAATCATACAAGAATACAAAAAGAGCTGATGGAGAAATGACAAAGAAATCATTTAGTCCAAGCTCACTTGGATATGGCCACGGTACATGCCCAAGATACTGGTACATGGCATTTTCAGGAGCAGTATTTATTGATAACAATGATGCCGTTGCTGTTGCTAATATGGCTCAGGGAACTCAGGCTCATGAAAGACTTCAGAATCTAATTAAAACAATGCCACAATGGGTTGCAGAAGAAGAAGAGATTATTAACGAGTATCCGCCAATCCGTGGCTTCATAGACTTGATCATGGAGTACGATGGCGAAACCGTTATAGGCGAAATCAAAACAGCTAAGCAGGAAGTGTGGGATGCAAGGCAGGCAGAGATGAGCCCATCAGCAAACCACCTGCTACAGCTTTTAACATACATGAAGCTTAAGGATGCTAAAGAAGGCTTCTTCCTTTATGAGAATAAAAATACTCAAGAGATTCTTATCATTCCAGTTGTAATGAACGATAAAAATAAGAAGATTATTGAAGATACATTTATCTGGATGAGAGAAGTTTGGGATAACTTTAAAGATGGTGACCTTCCAATGAAGCCATCAGGTGCCACAAAAACAAAGATGCCCTGCACCTACTGCCCAATTAAAAAAGAGTGCTACTCTAAAGAAACACCTACTGGAACAGTTCAGATAGAAAGATTCCAGGTACCAGTGCTGTGATTTGTGCTAATTCAGATTGCCTTAACGATAAAAACTTTGAGCCAAAAACTCATAATCAAAAATATTGCTGCGATGAATGCTGCAGAGTTGCAACTAATAAAAAGATTATGGAAAAGTATTACGAGAAAAAAGCTATACGATCTGGACAAAAAAGACACTGTAAAAAGTGCAACTCTAGTTTAAGTAGATACAATACCTCAACTATATGTGCTAAGTGTGATAAAAGTATATCAACTTCGGATAAAGAAAAAGTATTAAGGATGCTAAATGACTCTGGCCAAATTAGCTAAAGCAAAAGCCAGCAGAGTCCTCGGCATAGATGCTTCTACCTCTTCAGTTGCATTCTGCTTAATGGAAAACAACAAGCCAGTAAAATGGGGAAAAATAAATATACTTGGCAATGATATCTATGAAAAGATATATGATGCTAAAGTAAAGACAGCCCTTATGCTTGATGAACTTAAATCAGATTACATAGCAGTTGAAGGTGCAATACTTGTCAGATCACCAGATGCTGTGATAAAATTATCATATGTCTATGGTGTTGTTATTGCTGAGCTTATGTCTACTGGTGCTTCGGTTATCACTATATCACCCAGCTCTTGGCAAGCTCACATAGGAAACAAGAACCCAACCAAAGATGAGAAGCAAGCAATAAGATTACTTAACCCAGGATACGCAGAATCTTGGTATAAAAATAAGTTACGTAATATGAGAAAGCAAAGAACTGCTGATTACTTTAACAGAAAGTATGGATTAAATGTGGTGGATTTTGATGTTGCAGATAGTTTTGGTATTGCACATTATGCAAACGAAGTATTAACAAAGAGGTGAAATTGTACAAGAATAAAGACTGGCTACATAGAAGATATGTTATCCAAAGAAAAAGCATGGAAGAAATTGCTAGCGAATGTGGCGTAACCGTTATGACCATATATAGAGCACTAAAAGAAAAAGGTTTAATTAAATGACCCTTACACCAGTTTTTGAAGATTCAAAAGTTTTTAAGTATGATGATCTATATTTGCTTACAGTAGGTACAGAAGCTGGAAAAGAAATATTAGCAACCTGCCTTGAAATTGCTCACATGCTGGTCAAAAAAAATATTGCCTATGGCAATTCTGCATTAGAACCAGTTAGAATATTTTCAAAGGCGGGATCAAAAGAGCAGCTATATGTCCGTATTGATGATAAGCTAAATAGATTAATTAAGGGAACTGAATATCCAGGGGATAATGATATTGATGATCTTATTGGGTACCTTATATTATTAAAGGTTGCTAAGGAATTTGCTATTTCAGTCGACTAGAAGTATAATAAAGTCATATGGAAATTGAATTAGCTGATCACTTTGATCGCATGAACAAAGTAGTTGAAGAACTACTTAGAGGAAACAGCCCTACCCAAATTGCTACCCTAACAGGCCTTAAGAGGGCAGATGTTATTGCGTTGATAGATGAGTGGAAGAACGTCGTGCATAACGACACATCAGCTCGTGAACGTGCTAAAGAGGCTATCTCTGGAGCAGACCAACACTATGCCATGCTTATTAAAGAAGCTTGGAAAACAGTTGAGGACGCAGATCAAGCTGGACAGCTCAGCGTTAAGTCTGGAGCGTTAAAGCTAATTGCTGACATTGAAGGAAAAAGAATTGGAATGCTTCAAGAAGTTGGCCTACTTGACAACGCAGAACTTGCGGGGCAGATTGCTGAGTCAGAAAGAAAGCAAGAAGTAATAGTAAGAATTCTAAAAGAAGTAACTGCATCCTGCCCAAAGTGTAAGATGGAAGTTGCTAAACGTTTATCTCAAATTACTGGAATTGTTGAGCCTATAGAGATTATTGAGGAAGTCAGTGGAGTTTGATTTTAATGATCTCATTGACATCCTTGATGGCGAAGAGTTTGATGAAAGACCAGTTGACCTTAGAACTTTTGTAACAGACAAAAAGTATTTAGGTTTACCAGATTTATCTGAACACCAGTATACACTTATAGAAAAGTCATCTCAGATATACAAGGAGTCCACTTTAATTAAGCTGTTTGGTGAAGAAGAAGGTTCTCTTCGATATAGGCAGACCTGCAACGAAGTTGTTGCACAGCTCGGTAAGGGCAGTGGTAAAGATTATTGCTCTACTATATCTGTTGCTTATATAGTTTATTTACTATTATGTTTAAAGGACCCAGCGTCATATTACGGTAAGCCACCAGGCGATTCAATAGATATTATTAACATTGCTATTAACGCTCAGCAGGCAAACAACGTTTTCTTTAAAGGATTTAAAAACAGAGTAACACACTCCCCATGGTTTGCTGGTAGATACTTTGAGAAAGCATCTGAAATTAAATTTGATAAGAATGTAACGGTGTACTCTGGCCACTCAGAAAGAGAAGCATTCGAAGGCTACAACGTTCTTGTTGCTGTGCTCGATGAAATTTCTGGTTTTGCCTTAGATAACACAAGCGGACACGATCAGGCAAAGACCGCTAGTGGAATATATGACATGTACAGGGCATCTGTTGATTCTCGTTTCCCAGATTATGGCAAGGTAATTCTTCTTTCTTTTCCACGATTTAAGAATGACTACATTCAGCAAAGATACGATAATATTATATCTGAAAAAGAAATTATATCTAGGTCTCATAAATTTAAGTTAGACCCAGAGCTACCAGATAATACTGTGGGTAACGAATTTGAAATCTTTTGGGATGAAGATCAAATTATTTCTTATAAATATCCTAGGGTTTACGCAATACGTAGACCAACATGGGAAGTTAACCCAACCAGAAGTATTGAAGATTTTAAGATTGCTTTCTACCGAGATGTTACGGATGCCCTTGGAAGATTTGCTTGTATGCCACCAGAAGCAATTGATGCTTTCTTTAAATCACGTGAAAAGATTGAGATGGCATTTAATGATTTATCGTTAGCCGTAGACGGATTTGGAAGATTTGAAGAATGGTTTAATCCAAAAGAAGAAACAGATTATTACATCCACGTAGACTTAGCACAAAAGCATGACCACTGTGCCGTTTCTATGGCACATATTGAAAAGTTTGTTAGCGTAAAGGTTACTGACACATACTCACAGCCTGCTCCAATTGTTAAGGTGGATGCAGTAATGTATTGGACACCTACTTCAGATAAGTCAGTAGACTTTGGAGAAGTTAGAGATTATATCCTGTCTCTAAGATCAAGAGGTTTTAACATAAGAGTATGTACATTTGACAGATGGAACTCTCATGATATGATGCAGCAGTTAAGGCAGTACGGAATTAACACAGAGACTTTGTCTGTAGCTAAAAAGCATTATGATGATATGGCTATGGTTGTTATGGAAGAAAGATTAAATGGCCCACACATACCCTTGCTTGTTGATGAATTGCTAGAGCTAAGAATTATGAGAGACAAGGTTGACCACCCTAGAAAGGGATCTAAGGACTTAGCTGACGCAGTTTGTGGTTCTATCTATAATGCAATTAGTTTAACTAGGGCTGCATTTGGTGATATAGAGGTTCATGATTATTCATCTGTTAAGAAACAGTATAGAGAATCTTTAGCAGCAGATGCCCCTAATTTAATTAGAGCACCTTCTCAAATGCCAAAAGATCTTTCTGATGCATTAAGTGGAATGGAAATAGTATGAGTATATATCAAGAAAAAGCTAAGGAGTGTAAATGCTGCAGCAAGCATGTTCCGCTTCCTACAAGATTAAAAGAATACAATGGTATTCTAATCTGCCCAACTACATTTGATAACATTCATGAGTATAAAAGAGTTTGGTCTGACATTGGGCATAGGCCTCCAGGAAGCATTAGAAAGCATTTTTCAGAGTATGTTCAGCAGATAGTTGAGCAATCTATTGACAAAACTGATAGTAAAATACTATAATTCAACTAGGCAACAGTAGCTTAGTTGGTTAAAGCCCCGAACTCATAATTCGGTAATCGTAGGTTCAAGTCCTACTTGTTGCACAAGGGGGTAACATGTTTGAAGATTATGATGAAGAAGAGATAATGTTAAAAATTCAACATTATCTAGATATTGGTGCAATAAGAGTTGCGGGCTTTACAAAAGATGGAGAAGCTATCTTTGAATTAAATGAAGATGTTACCCCATTACTCGCCCCAGATTTATGGCAGGCACATGAAGACTACATAGAGTCTGAATTAATAGATTTAGTTAATAATGATTTGATGCAGGTTGAGTATGATGAGGATCTGAATGCTACTTATAACTTTACTAGAGAAGGATTTGATATTGCTAAAAGAAAAGGAATTATTCCTTTAGAAGATATTGAAGACTTTGATTTTTAGTAATATTATTTAGTTATACCTCTGTAGCTCAGAGGAAGAGCAACAGACTTCTAATCTGTTGGCCGCTGGTTCGAATCCAGCCAGGGGTACAAGACGTTCCTATAGCTCAGTTGGTAGAGCAGCAGACTTTTAATCTGCGGGTCGATGGTTCGAGACCATCTGGGGACACAATGGGGGTTAGCTCAGTCGGCAGAGCGGGAAGCTGTTAACTTCTAGGCCATAGGTTCGAGTCCTATACCCCCAGCGGATAAATATCCAACTAATATAAGGAGAATAAATGAAAACTGTAGGAGATAAAGTAGGTAACTTTGCCGTTACTGGAGTTAAGCCTGGGGCATTATCTTATGATGATTCCTCGTTTGAAGTAATTACACAAGATTCTTTTCCAGGCAAATGGAAAATTATTGCGTTCTATCCAAAAGACTTTACATTTGTATGCCCAACTGAAATTGTTGCTTACGATGCATTAGTAAATGATTTTAATGACAGAGACACCGTATTGCTAACAGGATCTGTTGATAATGAATTCTGTAAAATTGCATGGCGTAATGCTCATGAAGATTTAAAGAAGACAAACTCATGGTCGTTTGCTGACACGGCACATACGCTAGCAAACGATCTAGGAGTACACCACTCATCTGGAGTTACATACCGTGCAACATTTATTATCGATCCAGATAATGTTATTCAGCATGTTACATGTAATAACCTTGACGTGGGGCGTAATGCAGGAGAAGCACTTCGTGTTCTAGATGCATTGCAGACTGGCGAGCTATGTGCTTGTAATAGACCACTCGGAGGAGAAACTCTATAATGACATGGGTTGGCCAACTAAATGAAAATCTTCCAGAGTATGCAAAAGACATCAGGCTCAACCTTGATGCCGTAATCAATAGGTCTACTGTTGATCCAGAGCATGCCCTGTATCTTTCAATTGCAGCAGCGTTTGCAACAGGTAACTCAAAGCTTTTAACTTACCTAGTATCTAATGCTACAGATGAAGTTGAAAAGAATGCAGCGCTATCTGCTGGTGCAATAATGGCTCAAAATAATGTGTGGTATCCATTTGTTGAAATGGTAGACGATGTTAATCTAAAAGGACTACCAGCACAGTTAAGAATGAACGCTATTTCATCACATGGTGGAACCACTAAGGCCAAGTTCGAAGCATACTCTCTAGCTTCTTCCATAATTGGAAAGTGTCACTTTTGTGTAAAAGCACATTATGAAACACTTAAGCAAGAGGGTTACAGTCTTGAGCAGTTGCGTGATATTGGAAGAATTGCAGCAACAATTAACGCACTTTCAAAAATACTTAGCGCATAAAATAAATCCTGAGCATGATTTAAAACTGCTCATAACACGGGGGAACTATGAAAAAAGATACAAATACTAGATCGATATGCTTTGATGACATACTACTTGTCCCTAAAAAGTCTAATATAGTTACAAGAGGTAACATAAAAATAGACACTGTAGTTGGTAACCCAATTAGACCAGAAGCTTTTATTCATTTAAGATCTCCTTTAATCATGGCTCCTATGGATTTTATTACAAGTAATGCCATGATAGAAAAGGTAACATCTTTTGGAGCAATGGCTATACTTCCAAGGTATGCTAACTTTGAAGAAAGAATAAATAGATTAAATACAATACCTACATCTGTGGACAAAAAATTACTTGGCTTTGCTATATCTATTGAAGAATCAAGAGATGAAAGATGCATTAAAACCTTAAAGGAACTTGGCATAACTGTATTGCTTTTAGAGGTAGCCCTAGGACATTTAAAAATTGTTGTTGATGCAGTAAGAGATCTTAGACTGATAGTAGACTCTAATGTTCACATTATGGTTGGGAACGTTTCTTCATACGAAGCTTATAAAGATTTGATGGATGCTGGTGCTGATTCTGTAAGAGTTGGTATTGGTGGAGGAGCTGCTTGTACAACTAGAACTGTTACAGGTTTTGGAGTACCAGTTTTATCTTCAGTTATGGATACTTATGAAAATATTAATAAGTCTGAAGTAAATGGAATAATATCAGATGGTGGTATTAAAAACAATGGAGATGTTGCAAAGGCTCTGGCGGCTGGAGCTTCTGCTGTAATGATGGGATCTTTCTTTTCTGGACATGATGAGTGTGACAGAGATAAAGATGGCAGGCATGTGTTTAGAGGGTCTGCTTCAATGGAAGTTCAAAAAGATAATAACCCAGATCTAGTTAAAGACTTAAGTAATGTATATGTAGAAGGCGTGTCAGGATTTGTTAGTCCTAAAGGCCCAGTAGAATATTCACTGAATATGCTTTTAAATAATATAAAGAGTGCTTTATCTTACTCTGGATCAGAAAATTTATTAGACTTTAGAGAGAATGCCACATACATTGAGGTTTCATCTATGTCTAATTTGGAGTCTGGAAACAGAGTTTAAATAGTATTGTTATTTTAATTAAATATGCTACAATTGATACTGATTGCTAAACGATAAGGATAATAAATGATTATACAGATTATAGGCCTGCCAGGCTCAGGGAAAACTGAATTGGCTAAAGCATTAAAAGAAAGAATAAATGCTATTCATCTTAATGCAGACGAGGTTCGTGCTACAGTAAACTCCGACCTAGGATTCACGCCAGAAGATAGATTAGAGCAAGCAAGACGCATGGGCGAGATGGCAAGACTAATCTCTAAGCAGGGTGTTGCTCCAGTCATTGTCGACTTTGTTTGCCCAACAGAATTAACTCGAACAGCATTTGGAAAGCCAGACATACTAGTGTTCATGGATACAATTGTTGAGGGACGTTTTGAAGATACCAACAAGATGTTTGAACGCCCAGACAATGCAGACGTATCTTTTATTAGCCATAACCTAGATGCAGAAGCAAAGGCATCACATATAATTCAAAAGTTTGAACTGCATGATTGGTCAGCACCAACAACCCTTATGCTTGGAAGATATCAGCCATGGCATGAAGGACACCATGCTCTTTATAAAGAGGCGGGAAAGAGAACGGATCAGGTATTACTTGGCGTACGTAATACATATAACACAAGTGAAAAAGATCCACTTAAGTTTGATCAGGTAAAAGAATATATTGCCAAAGATGAATTTATGGATGGGGCATTAGTGTTAAGATTGCCTAACATTACTAACATTGTTTATGGTCGTGATGTTGGATATAAGATTGAACAAGTAGATTTGGGGGCAGACATTCATGCTATTAGCGCTACGCAAAAACGTAAAGAAATGGGTATCTAAAATAAAAGAAGTCTTGTCGTGGTTAGCTTTAGGAGCAGGGCAATGAAGGTAACTAAACAAAGATCAGCAGTAAAAGCAATTACTTGGCGTGTTATAGGTACAGCAGATACTTTTGTTTTATCATATTTTATAACACATAAAGCAATAACGGCTGCATCAATTGCAGGGTTTGAAGTACTAACAAAAACAATCCTTTATTACTTCCATGAGCGTGGTTGGAATAAAGTTAAATGGGGGAGAAAATAATGTTTGAATACTATGTAAAAAAAGTAAGTAAGGTTGTAGACGGAGATACAATTGATGTTGATATTGATCTAGGGTTTGATATTTCCTTTAGCTCAAGAGTAAGACTTGCTGGAATAGACACTCCAGAAAGCCGTACAGCCGATAAGATGGAGAAAGCACTGGGTCTTGAAGCCAAGGCTTATCTTAAAAGTGCAATTGATTCAGCTAAGTCTGTTGTTATTAAAACAGAGAAAATGGACTCATCAGAAAAGTATGGTCGTATATTAGGCTGGGTTTTCTTGGACGGAGCAGAGAAATCTATTAATCAAAAGATGATTGATGATGGCTATGCCTGGGGATATATGGGGGAAACAAAGATTAAAGACTTTAATGCTTTAGCCAAGGCAAGGGCAAAATCTAAATAAAATGAAATTCCATTGGATGGTTAAATATAACCTATCTCCAAAAGATCTTAGCAGAATGTCTAACGTTTTAGATTTTTATGGATATGACTCGATGCTATTAACATTCCATTCTAATGAACCTGATTACTGGATTAAGGCAGCTAATGCAATTAATCCTGATCATAAAATTAAGTATATGATTGCGCTTCGTCCTTATGCTATTACAGCTGCTTACTGCTCAATGATGATAGATGCATTTAATGAGATTGATGCTAATAGAATGTATTTAAATATAATTGCTGGAACAACTGACGAGGATCAATCTTTATTTTGTACAGTAACTTCAATTGATCAAAGAAAAAAAGATAGCGGAAACTTCGTAAAAACTCTAAAATCAATTAACAAGAATTGTCCCGAGATATTTTTTAGTGGGGGATCAGAAGAAACTATTAGCAATGTAAAAAATTTTGGTGATGGTCAGGTAATAACCTTATCTAGATTTAATGAAGCGGGACTACAAAGCAGTAGGCCGATAGTAAGGGTTTCTATTATCTTAGATGATGATGCAAACTTTATATATGATTCAATGCAATACGGTAAAGAAAAGTCTAACACAATATTTGGAAACAAAGAAGAAGTAAAGTCTAAGATCAAGGATCTTGAGTCAAAAGGGGTTACTGATTTGCTTATCTCTAACACATCTTTTGGATCAAATGATTCCAGAATACATGAAGTTGTTATGGAAATGTTGCGGGAACAAAATGCCAGTTTATGAATATAAGTGCTCATACGATGATGCACATGCAAAGATGTCAGTCCATAGGTCAATGACTGAAGATGATCCTGGATATACATGCGTAGAATGTGAGTCTGAAATGACAAGGTTTTTTACAACAGTTGGAGTCCAGTTTAAAGGTAATGGCTTTTATAAAACAGATAATCCTAAATAGCTAAGTGGTATAATTACTAAATAGGCATGTTGCTTATTTAGGAGACTTAGTTGAAAAGGGAAAAGTTATTTAGAATAACAGCGTCCATAATGCTTGCATTTGGATGGCTTTTTATGTCCCCCGCGTATTCTGATGACCCGCTAAGCTTGGCAGCCCAAGAAATCCAGGCACTTAATGACAGCGTAGATGACCTTGGATACCAAGATGAATTTATATCTTTAATTCAAGAGGCAGAAGATAAATATGCCCTTGCAGTATCTGCAAAAGAAGCGCAAACTCAAAACTCTACCCTATATGACAACTCCCTTGTCCTAAAAACCACGGCAGGGGAACAAAAAGCATTAGCCCAAACAGCAGTAGATGGGCAAACAGTCACAGTAGCAACTGCACTAACTAATAAGAACAATGCCTACGATGCTCTTGGTGTAGCAAATATTAATTTATCAACTGCTCAGCAAGCATTAAATAATGCTGGTGGT